CTACAGGAGAAGGATCTTACGGAGATGGAGTTTGAAGAGGAGATGGCGGCTATAGAGGCTGAAGGGGATGGGGACGGGGACGATGGACCAGGACTGTCTGAAGATGACGATACTACTGGAGATCAGGACTAATTCTCTCTGTAGGCAGTGAGTATGGGAGCTGATGAAGGCATCCAGAGAAATTGCTCTCCTACGAGCACTTCTCGCGGCTCAATGTCAGTCAGCGGGAGAAAAAGAGGTTATCTACCAGGCAGCAGGTGCGGCTACTGGACTAACAGTAACGTTCGACGTCTATAAGCCTGATCAGACCAAGGACACGTTCCAGTCAGGAACTGCTGTACCAATCGGTGCGACAGGCCGATACTATATAGCGTTCAGTGCAGACGGGCCAGGTTGGTTCGTTCTGATCGAGGATAGTAATGGTGGGAAAGCCGTAAAGTATTTTTAGGAGTAAGAAATGGCTAAGACATTCGAGGTTATCTACCAGGCAGCTGGGGCTGCGACAGGTCTAATGGTCCAGGTCGACGTGTTCAAACCAGACAAGTCCCAGGACTTGACGCAGTCGGGTGTAGCTACCGAGATCGGTACGACAGGTCGGTACTACAAGTCATTTGACGCTGATGCTCCCGGCTGGGTCGCTGAGATCAGCGACACTAATGGTGGTAAGGCCGTGCAGAAGTTCGGCAAGCCAGAGTTCGACGGACATGGCGTAGCTGATGCGGTAGCTGACGTGCAGACTGGTATCGCTGCTCTGGCTACTACTCTGGCCGCTATCGAGACCAAAGTCAATAGTCTTGTCGCACCACCAATGATTGGCTAAGATATGTTTTCATGGGAACGCTCGAAGGCTGAACAGCTACGAATAGTAGCGAATACTAAGAGTAATGACATAGTGGATTTGTTCCAGATAGCTATGCGTTCTCTTGACAAGAGTGTTCGACAGAAAGCATATCTGAAATTAGAGGAGATCTATAAGGCCGGGGCTGCAAACGCTAAGAACGCCAAACTGGCGATGGACTTCTCAGGTGTTAAGCCTGTCAACTTATCGTACCTACAGAAGAGAATAGGTTCTCTATGGCAGGGTACTGGTGGTGCGAAGGGTTGGTCAAAGTCGAGTACGGCAGGATATTTTCAAGAGGCTCTTGAGCAGGTATTTCTCGGTAAGGAACCTGAGTTCTTTGTTGCTCCGCAAGTACAAGATGCGCTCTCGAAATTTTATATGGAGGCAGGTCGGTTCCATAAGGACACTCTAACAGTCTATCGTGGTATAGCAGAAGGAACCCGAGAAACTGCCGTAGTGTCGTCCTGGACTACTGACCGTAAGGTAGCAGAACGATTTGCTGGCAGAACTGGAACAGTTCTCGAGAAGACCGTCAAAGGTAACGAAATTCTATTCTCCCATCAGTCCCACCCAAAGGCTTTGTCCAGACTCGCGAGAGAAAAGGAAGTCGTTCTCCTCGGGAAGAAAGCTATCGAAGCACGTACACCACCCGACATGGTACCACTGAATATAAACGAGCAGTGGTTTGATGCATTGATCCGACATCAGATCTATCTACTACGGGTGTCTGGTTCTGTTAGTAAAGATATCAACGGCCTGCTAAGCGCTACTGAGAAAGACATTGCTGCTAAGATACAAAACGCTCTGGCTGGTAAGACCAAGATGTCTCCCGCCAGAGTACGTAGGGCAGAAAGGCTGTTGAAGCAGCTGAAGGCTATTCGCTCAAGAGCTTGGGATAAGGCTGAACAGTTGTGGGTCGATTCTATGAGGGATCTCACAACACAAGAGGTGCAGTCAATGCAGAGGACGTTATCAACAATGGTCCCTGTTGAGTTGGACACTGTGTTACCGTCCTCTGCCAAGCTCAAATCTCTGGTTACGAACCGACCGTTCGAAGGGAAGATCCTACGCTCCTGGGCTAAGAACCATCGGCGATCAGATATCGAGCGAATAGAGGCACAGGTAAGAATTGGTTTGGTGCAGGGTGAGTCGGCTCAAGTCATTTCTCGGAGAGTTGTAGGAACTGCTAAACTTCGAGGTCGTAACGGTGTTACTCAAATTACTCGAAACAACGCCACGGCTCTTACTCGGACAGCAGTGAACCATTTTGGTAACGCAGCACGAGAGGAGTTCTTCTCTGAGAATAGTGATATATTCGACAAAGAGATCTTTGTTGCGACTCTTGACGGTAGAACCACACCAGTGTGTCGAGCCAACGACGGTAAGCGATTCCCGATAAACGAAGGGCCTATCCCTCCGCTTCACTTCAGTTGCCGATCTCTCCGAGCTGCGGAGATCAACGGAGAAGCTATCGGCGAGAGGCCGATGAAACCTGTTACCGAGAAGATGCTGCTTAGAGAATATGCCGAGCAGAACCAGCTGGGTCGGGTGGTCTCGAGAGCAGATCTGCCGCACGGTTGGAAAGGCAAGTTCGACAGTTTCGCTGGAAGAAGAGTACGGGAGATGGTCGGTAGAGTACCGGCCAAGATAACGTACCAGGACTGGCTCGGGCGACAGAGCGTGGTCTTCCAGGACGACGTTCTTGGTCGAACTCGGGGCAGACTGTTCAGGAGGGGAAATCTATCGTTAGACAAGTTCGTAGATCATAAGGGTAAGCAGATCCCGTTAGCTGACCTGGCTGACACCGAGGCGGCAGCATTCAGGGCTGCGGGTCTTAATCCTGCTGACTTCTGATTTGCCAGATGTTAGGTGGGACACTATAATTTATTCAGGCAAGCATGGCTTGCCAACAATATAAAACCGGCTGCATGGCAGCCAAGACCTCTGGGCGTGGATCCAGAGAGAAGGGAGCTATGAATGCTGCTCAGCGTAACACATGACAAAATCGATGACATCCCCGAACAGTATCGAGAACTCTATACCGAGCAGGATGGTAAGTTCGTCTTGACCGGTATCAGTGGGGTTAAGACCCAGACCGACGTGGATCGGGTACAGGAGGGTGCAAGGAAAGAGCGAGAGGAGCATAAGGCAACGAAGGCCAAGCTTCACGCCTGGGACGGGTTTGATGAGCCGGATAAGCTGCGTGAGCAGTTGGACCGGGTGGCTGAACTCGAGATAATGGCTAAGGGTAACAAGGAGGAGTTCGATTCCAAACTGGAGGAGCTTACCGAGGCTCGTGTTAAGTCGAGATTGGGTCCGGTAGAGAGGCAGAATAAGACCCTGACTGAACAGCTGGCAGAAGCCAAGACCCTGACTGAACAGCTGTTGGGCGAGAAGGTCCGACGGACTATTGGTGACAAGGTCAGTGACGCCTGCACCACAGCGAAGGTTCTTCCTGAGGCGCTGCCGGATATCAAGCTTCTGGCTAACCAGGTGTTCGAGGTAACGGATGACGGGGCTGTTCTTACGAAGGAGAATCCCTTCGGTGTTACTCCTGGACTGGCGCCGGATGTGTGGCTTTCCGAGATGCAGGAGAAACGTCCACACTGGTGGCCCAGGAGTACGGGTGGTGGGGCGACCGGGAGTGGTGGGCCTGGCGGTATGAAGGGAAACCCATGGTCGCACGACAACTGGAATCTTACCGAGCAGGGCAAATACATCAAGGAGCATGGTGTCGAGAAGGCTGAACAGATGGCAAAAGCAGCCAATACGACCATCGGAGGTCGGAAACCGGAACAGAAGAAGTCCTGACTTGTCGTATCATCAGGATTGAGGTATAGTAGGGGTGTAAGTCGCCTCGGCATGGACCGAGGCTCGGATTAGCTGGCCATGGTGCTCGGCTATCAGATGAAAGAGAGATTTATTTGATAAGGAGTAACAAATGGCAGCTGTACAAGTATCCGATGTAGTTGTCCCTTCGGTGTTCACACCATACACCCAGCAGCTCACAGAGGAGAAGGCTCGTCTTATCCAGAGCGGTGTGATGATTGCATCGCCCATCCTTAATCAGCTTCTGGCTGGTGGGGGTAAGACCTTTACTGTGCCGAGTTGGCTCGACCTCGACGCGAGCGATTCCACCGGAGCCGACAACGTGTCGTCCGACGACGTTGCTGATATCCAGGCCGCATCCTTCGAGAACGGCACCCCGACCGATGCCAATCGTGGTGATGCCACGCCGAAGAAGATCACCACCACGGAAGAGGTGGCCGCACGTCTGGTGCGAAACCAGAGTTGGAGTTCGACGGGTCTGGCTCGTGAGCTCGCAGGCTCCGATCCGATGGCCGCAATCGCTACCCGAGTGGCCTACTACTGGATCAGGCGTCTCCAGCGGATCTTCATCGCTACCTGGAACGGCGTCATCGCGGACAACCTGGCCGCGCCTTCTGGTGACGACACCCACACGCAGTACGACCTGATTAATGATATCAGCGGAAGCTCCTTCGTTGACGGTGTCACGAACTTCTCCGCTGAGGGGATGCAGAAGAACAACCTGATCGACTTCATCCCTGATGCCAGAGGTGAGGTCAACATCCCGACCTTCCTTGGTCGCGAGGTTATCGTCGATGACGGTGTACCTAAGACCGGTCAGGTCTACGATTCCTGGCTCTTCGGTATGGCCGCAGCTCAGTTCGGCGAGGCTATGGCTGATATTCCCACGGAGATTTCGCGAGAGCCTCTCGCCGGCAACGGTGGTGGGCAGGAGATTCTGACCACTCGTCGGGTGTACACGGTCCATCCGACCGGCCACGCCTATATCCAGGCGACCATCCCGAACGGTGGCCCAAGCAACACTAACCTCGCTGCTGCGGCCAACTGGTCCCGCCACTATCCTGAGCGGAAGCAGATCAAGTTCGCCGTTCTCCGATCTCGCGAGGCCTGAGAATAAGACAACGATAACGGTAGGAGCCGGGTGGCTTGCGGCTCCTGCCCTTTTTCTCTGGAATTGGAGACAACAATATGAAGGGTTTGATTAGATCTCTGTCTCGCGGAAGGAGTCAGCTGAAGCAGAACGTTACTCGCCACAAGATTAGGGTGGAGAACCTCTCTGTCACCGTCTCGGCTACCGGCTCTGCCGTCGGTTTCGGCACTGCCGTGGCAGGTGACATACCCGAGGGGAATATCCTTCTTCTGGGTGCTGCTGCCTACCTAACACTCGCAGGTTCCGGTTCCGACGCCAATTTGGTGGATACCTGGAATGGTGACTTCGCAGTCGGTTCGGCTCCTGACGCAGACGGTTCGTTGGCCGGAGCGGAAGTAGATATGCTTCCGTCCACGGCAGTCGGTCCGGCAGTCGCCGAGGTCTCACCTCGTACTCGTAGTGTCAACGCTACGCAGGTAATGCTTGACAATACGGACGGTTCGCTGGAGGTCAATCTTAACGTACTGATCGATGCGGCCGATATCACGGACGACCAGAGTGTGATCCTTACCGTGAATGGTGAGATCGAGCTGGTCTACATCGTTCTTGGTGACGACTAAGGAGTATAAGTATGGGAGTTGAAATCACTATTCAAGACGCCCTGCGTTTTCTCGACCCAGAAGACGACAACAACTGGACCCAGGATGGCCTGCCTCGTATGGACATCATGGAAAGGTTGCTTGACAATAAGGATCTGAACCGACAGGATGTCACCGATGCGGATCCAGAGTTTTGTCGGGAGAAGGCTCGGGCGATGCGAGAGGAGCTGAAAGATGGGTTGCAAGAGCGGAAGCAAGAAGACGCGCAAGAAACCGCGCAAGTAGTTGAGACCACAGTGTCTCTTGACGAAGAGATCGCTCAGCTAACGATAAAGCGAGAGGCTGTCGACAAGGAGATAAGGACACTGCAGAATCGTCGTGACCGACTGGAGCAGGTGAGGGCTAAGACTCATAACGCCAAAGCTGACACAGTTGCCCGTCAGGAGTTTGTCGCCTCACAGACAAAACTCCGGGGTGAACGAGCCCAGCGAGGTCGTCTTATCATGCAGGTTGTCGGGAAGGAAAAGCGCGGCATGACGCGACCTCCGGTTAGGATGCTTGGCAGGGAGGGATGATGTGTCTAATCGATCGGCTAATTTTGAATCTGGAGCTTCCCTCTTAAGGAAGCTCCAGGCCTCACTCTACTACCATCGAAAAGATAATCGGGAGAAACTTCCAAGATATTATCAAGTAGGACCCTCTTACCGTTTTCGATGGTTTAATCACTTACGATTAAAATCCCGGCAAAATCCTGATATGACGACGGCCACCCGATCCGACATGGGGGCTACCCTAACTGGTTCCAGTAAGTGGTACGGAGGTGTTCTCGGTCCTGACGGCAAGATATACGGCGTGCCACGTGACTCCACTGACATCCTTATTATCGATCCGGTGAGTGGGACGGCCACCCGATCCGACATGGGGGCTACCCTAACTGGTTTCTATAAGTGGTACGGAGGTGTTCTCGGTCCTGACGGCAAGATATACGGCGTGCCACGTAACTCCACTGACATCCTTATTATCGATCCGGTGAGTGGGACGGCCACCCGATCCGACATGGGGGCTACCCTAACTGGTT